TATACAAAATAAAAAATTGTTAACTGGTAAAGAAAAAGAAACATTAGAACAAACTCAAGGACTCTCTCCTGGTGTTGATCCAGAATCTACTATGGGTCAAATACAAAATATTGGTAGAGGACTAGAAGAATTTTTAGATCAAGTTCAAGGAATTGATCCTGCAACCAGACGTAAATTAAATCAAGAAAAAATAAATCAGGTCATTAAACAAGTGACCGATGTCGGCGGATCGATGGACGATGCAAGAGATCTATTAAGTAAAACTACAAGTTTAGATATTTTATTACAACAAACATTACCAAGGTATGTTAAAGCAAAAAATTTAGGTGCTAAAACAAAACCAGAAATAGAGATGATTGAAGAAGCAGAAGATTCTTTTGATGTTTATAAAGATAGACCAGAAAAACTTGAAGAACACTTTAAAGAATTTTATACACCAAGATTAATCATTTCTAGAATTGAAGATTCAATAGCAGAAAATTTAAGACAAACTGGAAAGTTTACTGAAGATGAAATCGATAACTTAACTATTTATGGTAATGTCGATAAATCTAATCCAGTTAAATATTTAGAAGATATGAAAGAAACATTAGGGGATGTGGACTATGATTTAGACACAACCGTTTATAAAAATTATGCAGATGAATATATTTACGGTAGTGATAAATATAATCAAAAAGTAAAAGGGATTAAACCAAAAGTCGATGACGAAGAACCATTCGCGGACGGCGGACGGGTTGGATTTAGTATGGGGGGTGGTACTAAAGGTAAAGTCATTCAAGGGATAATGAATTTAATTCGATCGAAGTATGGTGAAGAAGCAGTAGATACTTTAGAGAATTTATACAGTTCTGGTAAATTAAAATTAAACGATATTAAAAAACAATTTATGGAGGATCGCGAAGCGGTGGAATCTTTCCAACAAAGAGAAAAATTATCTAATATGCCAGATGAAATTCAAATAGAGCCTAGAGAAATATTAGATGTACCACCAGTGCCTGAAGGATTTAAACTAAGTAAAGAAAAATTAATGGATAAGTTTCCAGAAATTGATGAAGATTTTGCAAATCAAATGTTGGATATGGATAAAGATATGCAAGGTAGAATAATTAAAATGTTAGAAAACAGAAGATTAAATCCAGAACTTTATGATGAACTTTTAGAACAATATGGAGACACTTTAGAATTTCAAAGTAAATTTGATGAAGCAATTAGAAAAACTAAAAACGCTTACGGTGGTTTAATTGATGAAGGTGTATCAACTTTGTTTATGGAGAAATAAATGCAACTTACGCCACAAATAAGAGAATATTTTTTAGAAAAAGAAAAAGTTCCAAAACCTCAAATTAGACTTTTAAACGGAAGATACAGAGTAAGTCTTGGTAAAGCAACTGATCCAATTTACTATTATGGAGCTTTTGATACTAAAGCAGCAGCTGAAGCCGCAGCTAAAAAAGCTGTTAATGAAAGAGTAAAACTTTTTAATGAAGTAAGAGAAGGATTGTTAAATCCACAACAAGCTATCAAATTTTTAAAAAAGAAAGGCATAAATGTTAGACCTTCTAATATAGCTAGAGTGTTAAAAACTTCTGGTGTTGAAACTATAGGAGGTAAAATAGGACAACAAACTTTATTTAAAACACCAACGGATGAACAAATTACACAAGTAAAACAAAATATTTATAAAGACCCCAAATCAAAATTATATAAATCTGAAGTTCCTAAAAGAAATAAATTAATAGAAAAATATCTTCGTCAAGGATTGTCTCGTACAGATATTACAAACAGAGTGAGACAAGAATCTCCTATTGGAGTAACCGGTGAAACAATTGATCAAATTGCAAAAGAAAAAAATATTACAAAAGTTAGTGGCCGAGGAGAAGGAAGTAAAGTTATTCAAAATATAAAAACACAATTAAAAACTTTAGATAAAGAATTAAAAGATGTTATTCGAACAGGTAATTATACTACTGATGGATTAATTAGTAGAACAAGAAAACTTTTAAATTTACCAAACACTGCAACTGGAAATGCAAATGCAGCATATAGATTAGGTCAATTGGTAGAAGCATATTCAGGAGATACTCAATACATCAGTAGAACAAGTCCTTATCTTACAAGACAGTCTTTAAAAATAACTGAAGGTTTACCACAAACTAAAGGCTTTGGTGGAATTAGAGGTGCACTTAGAAGAAGAACTTTAGAAGCAAATGTCACAAGACAAATTGGTGAACCAAAATCATTTTTTGCAAATGTTAGAAGGGAATTACAAAAATTAATTCCATCAAATAAAATAAATGTAGATGAAGTAAAAAATATTGCTTCATCAGGAAGATATGGAACAGGACCTTACAGTATTTTTATACAAGGAGTTCAAGAAGGTATTAATGAAACAAAAGGTAAAACAATTGATCAATCGGTTGGAATTGCAGAAAATAAATTACAAAATATGGATCCAATAGAAAATGCATATGTAAATCCTAAAACAGGTAAAACAGAAACTAAAAAACAAATTATAGATGAATACAATAAAAAAGCAGAGTTCTATGAAAAACAATTTAATCAAAATTTAAAACCAGGCGAACTTCCAGTAAGAGTTCCAAAATTATCAGAACAATCTCCAAGAAAAACAATTAAGAATCAAAATGCATTAAGAGATTTTGGAGAATTGTACGATGATGTTTATAAAAATTTTGGTTATTCGTTTGAAGTTCCAAAAGATTTAAAAACAGTTTACGATGCAAGAAATTATTTAAGAAGCGGTCCTGGTCAAATAAAATTAAATAGATTTATAAAAAGCGGAGCAGGTAGAGTTTTTGCAGTTCCACTTGCAATGTATGGAACGTATCAAGTAGGTAAAGCCGCATTAGGTACACCAGTTGAAGCAGCAGAAGTAGAACCTACAACTCAACAAATAAAATTTGATGAATACAATACTGCAACGTATCCATCGGATCCACTTGTTAGAGAAGAATTAGAAAAGATTCCAGAAGAACCAGAAGAAATTACTCCTGGCTTTACAACTATTGCAGCAGCGGCAGGTGTTGCAGGTGCACCAGAAATTAAAAAAGCTTATTCAGCAGCAAGAGAATTAGGTCGAGGTAAATTAAGATCTGCTGTTGGAATTACAGGTGGACTTGGTGCTTTTGCAGGAACTTTAGGTACACCACTATTTACTGCAGCAATGGATGTACCTTATGCAGTTGATCGATTAAGACAAGGAGAATCTCCAGCAGAAATTTTAAAAGATCCAACAATGTATTTAGGTGCAGCATTTATGGAACCATTATCAAAAGCATCAGGAGTTATTCAATCTGCAGAAAAATTATCAGCAGGACAAAAAGCAAAAAGATTTTTTGATTTATCAACTGTTGCAAAAGAAGCAAGACCAGGAGCATTAAGTAAAGTTTTAAGATTAGGAATGAGTCCTAGAGCAATTGCTGGTGTATCAAGGTTTTTTGGTTTACCTGGACTGTTAATTAGTGGTGGATTAACTGCATATGATCTGTATAATACTTACCAGCAATCTAAAAAAAGTCAGGGCATAGATGAATAGACGAGCGTTTTTAAAATTATTTGGAGGTATTCTTGCCTCTTCTCCAGCATTGATGAAAATGTTAATGACTGCAGAAAAGACTGGTGCAGTTCAAGAAGGTATTAAACAACTTAAGAAAAGCACAACTGCAATGCCTGAGTGGCTACCTGGATTTATAGAAAAAATAAAAATGTTAGGTAAATCAAAAGAGATTGATGAAAAAGTTTTTGAATATGTAGATGAAAGTTTACCGGGTGTAAAAGTTACTGAAGATTTAGGAGAACAAAAATATTTAATCGAAGGTCAAAATGAATATGGCCAACCATTCCAAATGGAATACGAAGCACCTAAAACTTTAGAAGGCGGTGAAAAATTTCCTGGTGATTTTGTTGCAGAAGATACTGTACCTTATTCAAGTTATGGTGAAGACATAGATTATGATGTTGAAGTATTAGAATCTGTTGATCAAATATTAGGCGGAGATGCTCCAAGAATGGAAAAATATGTAACAGGAAAAAATAGATTAACTACAGGTGAAAGAAGAGTTGGAGATGCAGAAATGAGAGCTGAAAATGCAATGGAAGATATTGATATTGATGAATTTAAAGACGGAGGTCTGACAAGCACTATTCCTCCAAAAAGAGGCCCAATGTCAGAAGGGGTTGAAAGTTTATTTAGAACAAGGTAAAGTAAATTATGGCAGTAGATAAAACATTATCGGAATTAGGAAATATTAAAACGGATGTAAAAGTTCCTGGTAAAGGACAAATACAAGAAGTTGTAACTGAAAAAATTTCAGAACAAATAAAAGATCAACCCGTAGAAATTACTCCAGAAGATGATGGAGGAGCAACAGTTTCATTTGATCCACAAGCAGGCGCACCTGCAGGTGGTGAAGATCATTATACAAATTTAGCTGAAATATTAGAAGATGATATTTTAGATCCATTAGGAAGCAAGTTAGTAGAAAATTATAGAGATTATAAAAGTTCAAGAAAAGATTGGGAATCAACTTATACAAAAGGTTTAGATCTTTTAGGATTTAAATATACTGAAAGAACAGAACCCTTTAGAGGTGCATCTAGTGCAACTCACCCAGTTCTTGCAGAAGCAGTAACACAATTCCAAGCACAAGCGTATAAAGAATTATTACCTGCTGGTGGACCTGTTAGAACACAAATACTTGGAGCTTCTAATAGACAAAAAGAAGATCAAGCAACAAGAGTAAAAGATTTTATGAATTATCAAATTATGGATCGTATGTCAGAATACGAACCTGAGTTTGATCAAATGTTATTCTACCTACCTTTATCAGGATCAACTTTTAAAAAAGTTTATTACGATGATCTTTTAGGTAGAGCCGTGTCTAAGTTTGTACCGGCAGATGATCTGGTCGTTCCGTATTCAGCTACCTCATTAGATGATGCGGAATCCGTCATCCACGTAATTAAAATGTCAGAAAACGATTTAAGAAAACAACAAGTAAGTGGTTTCTATAAAGATGTAGATTTAGCTGCACCACCAATGAATACAGATCAAATTACAAAAAAAGAACAAGAATTAGAAGGTGTAGAACAAACTAAACAAGATGACATTTACACTTTATTAGAGTGTCACGTTAATTTAGATTTAGATGGTTTTGAGGATGTGAATCCTGAAGATGGTGAGCCGACTGGAATTAAACTTCCGTATGTTGTAACTGTAGAAGAATCTACAGGAACTGTTTTATCAATTAAAAGAAATTATAAAATTGATGATCCATTAAGAAATAAAATAAATTATTTTGTACACTTTAAATTTTTACCTGGACTAGGTTTTTATGGTTTTGGTTTAATTCATATGATTGGTGGTTTATCAAGAACTGCAACATCTGCGTTAAGACAATTACTTGATGCAGGAACTTTATCTAATTTACCTGCTGGATTTAAAACTAGAGGAATTAGGGTTAGAGATGATGCACAGCCAATTCAACCTGGTGAATTTAGAGATGTAGATGCACCTGGAGGAAACTTAAGAGATTCATTTTTACCTTTACCTTTCAAAGAGCCTTCTCAAACCTTATTACAATTATTAGGTATTGTTGTTCAAGCAGGTCAAAGATTTGCATCTATTGCAGATATGCAAGTTGGTGATGGAAATCAAGGCGCTGCGGTAGGAACAACAGTTGCATTACTAGAACGTGGTTCAAGAGTAATGTCTGCTATTCATAAAAGAATTTACTCTGCACTTAAAATTGAATTTAAATTACTTGCAGAAGTATTTAAAACTTATCTTCCACCAGAATATCCTTACGATGTTGTAGGTGGAAATAAGACGGTTAAAGTCCAAGACTTTGATGACCGTGTTGACATATTGCCAGTTGCTGATCCGAACATCTTTTCACAGACACAAAGGATATCTATTGCCCAAACAGAACTGCAGCTGGCAATGTCAAATCCAAAAATGCACAATATGTATCAAGCATATAGAGGTATGTATGAAGCTTTAGGTGTAAAAAATATTGATTTAGTGCTTCCACCACCTCAACAACCACAACCAATGGACCCAAGTATGGAACATATTCAAGCTTTAGCAGGCAAACAGTTCCAAGCTTTCCCTGGTCAAGACCACAAAGCACACATTGATGCGCATTTAAACTATATGTCACTCAATATGGTACGAAATAATCCGATTGTGATGGCTTCAATACAAAAAAACATACTTGAACACATCAGTTTGATGTCTCAAGAGCAAGTTCAAATGGAATTTGTACAAGAATTAAGAGAAATTCAAGCGTTGCAACAACAAATTGCACAAAATCCGATGATGATGCAACAAAATCCGGCTATCGCACAACGAATTCAACAAATTACAACTCAAATTGAAGCTAGAAAAGCACAATTGATCGCTGAAATGCAAAAAGATTTCTCTGAAGAAGAAAATAAGATCACTTCACAGCTAGATAGTGATCCATTACTCAAATTAAAATCACGAGAAGTGGATTTAAGAGCAATGGAGAACGAAAGAAAGCGTGAAGAAAATGAAACTAGATTGAATTTAGACGCTATGAAGGCTATGATGAACCAACAAAACCAAGAAGAGAAGTTGGAACAGAATGAAGACCTTGCAAAACTACGTGCAGGGGTCAGTTTAGCTAAATCAGGTATTCAACAAGCAAAAATTATGAGTAACGAATGAGTATAGATAAAAAAATTAATTACGAAGACCAAAGATTAACTGAAAAACAAAAGAAAAAAATTAAACCAGCTAATCAAGGCGGTGGACCAAACTATCTTGGTAAACAAGAAACTGTAACTGTACCTAAAAAATGGTTAT